TTGGCTAATTCAATAAGTTTGTCATCAACACTATCGTATCTAACCTTTTCGAGAGAGTTATCCCATGTCAACTTATCTAAATGACGAGATATTACTACGGCGGCACGACGTGCTTTATAGGAAATGTCAAAATTAGTATGCATCTTTAATCCATCAAGTTCTTTTAGAACATCAGTTGCAATAACCATTTCCTCTTGTTCTTCCTCAATAATTTGAGGGAAATCCAGTAGTATATTTGTATCAATTATAAGCATTTAGGGATTCCTCCTTAAAGTAAAATAGGGGAAAGAATAAATCTTTCCCCGAAAAATCAAAGTATTGAACGAACTTCAATCAAAACTTGATTGAGCTTCTCAACATCTTCAGGTAAGATTTCTGAGAATTTAGTAGGCTTACCGAAAATTGTTGCTAATATTTCAGAAGCCTGTGCTGTTTTATTGTTTTGAACTACAGTTCCCCACAACATCTTTGCTTCTTCCATTAATTCATCAAAATTGAGTTTGGTATATGGATTGTGTTCATCTGAAGCTTCGCCGCCAGAATGCGAACACTCCAAATCTACAGCGTCATATATCGCATCAATAAGTGCATCATAACTTAGTTCAACATAAGGTTTAATATATCTATAACGAGATTTAACTAAAAATCTATCGCCAACTTCGTCACGGAAAAACATAAAGCGTTTACGAACTGTCTTGTCGCCTTCCTCAAGAGAAATCTCTCGAATGTATGCGATAATGTCAACCATTTTATTAACAATATCAAATGCACGACTTGGACAAGCAGGAATAATCATATTATACTTTTCGCCCTTTTCGTTAGTAAACTCCTTTTCTGTTGAGTGGCTTGTGAAGATAAGACCATAACCATTATAAGCTAAGTCTCTGAAAGTCTGTCTGAACTCTTTTGAAGCTTCTGCATACAGCTTACCGAATGGAACATCACCAAGATTTTCGACACCGGCCTGACCGCATACATACTTTGTACAAAGATTCCAAGCTTCATCAATCGTATCAGTAGCAATCGCATGGAACTTCTCTTTAAGTTCGTTGTTTCTACATAAGTCTCTTACCATTTTCTTCCAGTCATCCCATGTTTTAACAGGGGCAACATAAACGTTGTTAAGAGCATTAGTACCCATTTCAAATCCAGCGATAAGAACTTTCTCAAACTGTGCCGCGAGACTTGTTTTACCAACGCCAGGAAGTCCATAGAGCATTATGTATTTACCTTTGAGGTTTTTGGATATAAGTTGAGGTTGTAAATTTAATAAATCTATAGCCATTTAAACTCCTCCTAAGAATAAAGGGTGATTTAGGATTAATTAAAATCCTAAATCAACTGGAGTATTCTTTGCAGGAGCCTTCTTTGCGCCGCCTTCCTTAAGCTTTGCAATTTCAGCCTTTCTTTCATCAAGTGCAACCTTAACTGAATCTGCGTCGTATGAGAGGTCTTCCTCAAGACCAGAAGCTGAGCAACCTGTTATGATGAGTTCCTTCTTAGCGATGGTTCTCTCAGTAACATCCTCTTCACCGACACCAAGACTAAATGATTTAGTCTCAATCTTATTGCTAACATTTATTCTACCAAGAGCTCTTACTGTGTCGCCCTTTGACCAGTTAGCTTCAATGTGTGCCTTAACCTGGTCCTGTGCGAAAAATTCAAGAACGCTAATCTTGCCCTTATAGCCGATAACGCCCATCTTGAACTTAATTCTGCCAGTTGGGTTCTCATTGCTGTCAAGTTCCTCAACAGGCTCCTGAAGGAGAACACCTGTAACCTTGAACTTAGCCTCTTCCTTATCAGACTCTCTCTTAGCATTAAGGAAGTTGCTTGAAATCTGGAATGTTGAACGCTCTGTGTTAGTGTTCTTATCAATCCAAATATTCTCTTCGAGCTTAGCGCCCTTTATAGAAACACGACTTGCTTCAGCAATTGAACCTGCTGCAGCTGCGGAAGTGAACTTCTCTTTATAACCAGCAATTCTGTCATAAACCTGATTCTGTCCACCATCAGCCTTCAATCTCATTGAGAACATCTTATTTGTAATTTCACACTGAGTCTGCTTACCTGCGATATCCTGGTCAACCTGAATCTTTGCTGTGCCACGTATCCAACCTCTACCATCAGCTGTTACGCCCTCAACAATGTCAAGTTCCTTAAGTATACCACATACATCAACAATATTATCTGATTCGTTCTTTTTAACATCTAACATTAAATCTTCCTCCTAAACGGGTTTTTAAATAAGGTAAAATTGAGGGGCGATTAGAAATAGTCGCCCCAATTAATCATTATTGATTAATTAATCACTCAGCGTCTGGGTCAAAGTTAGCGCCAGCCTCAGTAAGAGCAAACTTCTTAACTTCCTGAGCCTTACCATCAATCTCAACTGTCTCTGTGAAACGCTCTGCGTAACCCTTCTTTACAAGACCTGTAACTGAACCTGTAACTGAACCAGCCTTCTCGAAACCAAGAGCTGTCTGAACTTCCTTAGTTGTGAAAGCTACGCCAGCACCTGCTGCCTTGAGATAATCAAATACCTTTCTTGAATTTTCTGTCATCTTTGTTGCCATTAAAAATCACTCCTTTAAATTTTAAATAATTTAATTAAAAAATGTATTAAATAAAATAGCATTTGCGTTTCACA